AGGCCGGGACGGCGTAGGGGAAGTCGCGCGGGAATTGCGCTTTAAAGTCCGAGACGGTGGGGACTGGGAAGGCCACGAATCACGGGCCGGCAGGGACGGCGGGTTCGGGGGCCGGGGCCGGCGCGGTTGCGGTCTCGAGGAGCTTGGCCTGCTCGGCCAGCGCTTTCTCGGCGGCGGCCAGGCGGGCCTCGAGCGTGGCGCTCTTGGCCTGCTCGGCGGCGAGGGCCTCGTTGGCGTCTGCGGCGGCGGCCTTGGCCGCGGCGGTGGCTTCGGCGGCGACCTCAGAGATCACCTGCACGCCACCTTCGGTGCAGCCTTTCATAACCTCAAAGACGGCCGGGGGGACGGCGAGGACGTTGCCGGGCTTGAGGACAATGTCACCGTGGGTGTAGGTGTTATTGCCGCGGTTGATAACGCTGACGAGGCTCTCGGGAGCCGGGGCAGCGGCGGAATCGGTCGATTGGGCGATGGGAGGCATAAATGGGTGCCGACATTAAGGCTGTCGGCTGGCCTGAATCAATGCGGGTTGAGCTCCAGCTTAGAACTGGAACTTGAGGGCCTCGAGGTTGCGGTAAGCGACGCAGCCGGTGTATTGACCGTAGCCGACGTCCTGAAACTCGAAGTTGTTGAGGCTGTTGGCCTGGGTGGTCGTGAAGTCCACCGGGATGTCCATGCGCACCGACTGGGGGTCGTTGCGATAGAGCATGTAGATGTTCTTGTTGATGCCGCGAAGCGTGTTGTTCGTGGCGGCGTCGCAGTAGGCCAGCGGGATGATCTTAAACTCGCTCTCCATCGGGGCGACGGCCTTCTTAAAGGCCTCCTCGAGGTAGCTGATCAGCGGCACCGGGTAGGTGCCAACCGTGCCGGGGGTGAGGACCTGCATGCCGAGATAATCGGCATACGGGATCACGAAGCGGTTGGGCATCGCGGTCGAGCCGGTGGCCGCGAAGTAGTCCGAGATCATGCCGGCCACGAACACCTGCAGCTCGGCCGCGGTCATCGTGGAGATGAGCTTGGTGATGCGCGTCAGGTTGGTCGTGATGCCGGAGAGCGTCAGGAGGCCGCCGATGCGGGTGTCCGTGGCGCTGCCGAGGAAGGCGATCAGCTGGATGCCGAGGTCCCAGTTTTTCTTGCGGGACTCGTGCTTGCCCTGGATGGGATCCCAGTTGTTGGCGCGGAGGGCCTGCTCCACGTCAAACAGGGAGTAGCTGATGCCCTTGGCCCAATTCTGGACGTAGGCGTTCACGCCGTCGATGGCGACGTCCGACATGGACAGGCGGGTGTCGCCCGTGCCGGTGCGGATGTTGCCGGCCTCGAAGTCCTCGGAGACCATGTAGGTCCGGTTCGTGAGCAGGTTGGCCGAGAAGGCGCCGTCACCCACGACCACCGGGAAGTAATCGGCTGGGGCGACCTTGTAGAACTTCTGCTCGCTGACCTGCTTCTTGATGAAGGTCAGGGTGTCGGTCACGATCTGGTAACCGGTGGCGATGTCGGCGGAATCACCGACCGCGTTCAGGCGCTGGTCGATGCCGTTGTTCCGATCGCCACCAACGAACAGGGAGCGGTTCCCGACGGAGCCGAGAAACTCGGGCGCGTGGATCTCGTTGTTCCGTACGATTTCGCCGGCCTTGGTGTCCGGCTTCTGGCCGGCGTTGGTGAAGCGGCCGGTGCCGCGGTAGAATACTGAACGCATGGTGATGTTCTCCGTTTGAGGGTTGCTGGGTGATTACTGCGGCGTGACCTGGCCCGCGGCGTTGTTGGTCGTGGGCTTGATCTTGACCTTGATGAGCTGGCCCGCGGCGCTGGCCTTGCCGAGCGCGATGCCGGCGATGAACTGGCCGGCGACCACGTTCGTGGCGATCGTCGGGTCATTCGTGACGAGCGTGTTGGGGGTGATGGCGACCTGCGCACCGCGCGCGATGGCGGCACTGGAGGCGAGGACGAGGATGCCGTCGGCGCCGACGACTTCGACCACGTCGCCCGGGACGTAGCTGTTCTTGCGGAGGTTGTAGGCGATGACGCCGAAGACCGGGCCGTCGGTCGGGCCGGTGCAGATGTCGACCATGATCTGCGGGCCGGCGATGTCCTTAAGTTTCACGGCCTGGCCGGCGTTGATGACCGTCACCGCGGAGGCGGGGTCGATTTGGCAGGCGAAGGTGGAGGGCTGCGGGTCGTTCGTCAGCTGCGCCAGCATGGGCGTCTGGATGAACTGGTTCTGATTCTGTGAGATGTTGGCCATTGTAGTGGTCTCCTGGTTACTGGGCTGGGTTGCGGGTGATTAGTTGCGGCCGGGGGTCCCGTAGCGGGACTGGCCGAGTTTCATGCCTTCGGCCATCGAGCCGGAGCTGTTGGCGCGCTCGGTGGGAGCGGCCGGGGGAAGGGTGGCGGCCTGGGCGAGCAGGGCAAACGAGGCCTTGCCGGCGGCGTTCTCGCGCTCCTTGGCGGCAGCGGCGTCCGCGGCGGCTTTGTCGGCAGCAGCCTTGTCGGCGTCGGCCTTCACCTTGAGGGCGTTCTCCTTGAGCTTCGCTTCCTCAGCGATCGCGGCGTTCTCGCGGGCTTTCTTGGCCTCCTCCGAGGAGTCCTCGTTGCCGGATTTCTCGTTTTCCTTCTGGCCGTATTGGCGGTAGCAGGTGACCAGCTCGTTCATCTTGACGCGCTTGCCGTCGATCTCGACCTCGTCGTCCTCACCGACCTTGTTGATCTTCTCGGGGTCGAGGGCCGCGGCGGCGACCTCGGCGGCCTTGGCGTCTGCCACGGTCTTGGCCTTCCAAGCGGCGGCGAGGCTGTTCAGCTTGACCGGTTTGCCGTCGACCTCGACCTGCTGGTCGGCCGGGAGCGTGTGCTCGGTGATGGTGGGCTCGGTGGCGCCGAGGCCGATCTTCTTGAGGAATAGTTTGAACATGGAGGGAGCGGGTTTGGAGTTGAGGCGGATGTCGGCGGCCTCGTATCGCGGGTTCTCCACGATGGCGAGGTGGTGAAATTGGAGCTTCGTGATCTCGGCGTCGTAGGGGATGTTGTGCCAGATTCCGCCTGGGCCGTATTCCAGGACGGTATAACCGCAGCTCGGGCGCTGGCCGTCCTTGATGCGCTTGCGGGCCTCGTCAGTGCTGACGGTCCCCTCGCAGTCGAACCAGCCGGTCTCCCCGTTCCAGCGGGCCTTGTCGACAAAACCCTGGGCGACTCCGCGGTCCTTCAGGTTCTTCCGGGCAACGTGGCCGAGGGTGAGCGGGTTGCCGACAAAGCTCTGCAGGGCCGCGGCGATGGTCTCGCGCTTCACCAGCTCCACGCCACCACCGCTGTCGCGGTAGTCGACGATGCCGGGCTCGATGAAGCTGCAGACGAATTTCTTGCCGCTCTCCGCGAGGTTGAGCCGTTCCGCAAGGCCGTAGGCCCGGTCCTCAATTACGATCAGCGTGGGCACTCATCGATGGAGCAGGCCGGGCCGCGCGCTGTTCGAGACAGCGTTGGGCCTGAAGCCGAGCGAGGGTTTTCTTGCGAGAGTCAATAGCGTTCTCTAATCCTGTTTTTTTACGCTCTGCAAGCGCGATTTCTTTCTGCAGTGCTTCGATCTGGTCGTTCACGGTGCTCATGCAGAGGGGAATTTGATCACCGGCATGGCAACGCAGCGGCAGCGGAAATCTTCACCGGGGTTGTTCCGGGCGCCAGTTGCGCGGTTGGTGATCGGCGGGCTCGAGTAGGAAAATCGCTTGCCGTCGAGGGCCTGGTGGTCGGGCCGGACGCGCTCGTCGCGGCTGGTGGACCAGACGTATTCCGTGCTGCCGATCTCCTCGGCCTGGATCTGCGCGTATTTCGCGGTAAGCATGCCGGTCTCCTGCTCCGCGAGGAAGGCGGCCTTCCGTTTGCTCACTCCGTAGCGGGACTCGATCAGGTCGGCCAGCTTGTCGGTGCGGTTGCCGTAGAAAAGGTTTTGCTCCACGGCTCGGCGCAGCTCGGGGATCTGCTCGGAGGCAAATCTCTTGATGCTCAGGTCGAGGTTGTTTGTCAGGCGGGTGTCGAGGAGCGCGCGCTGGGCCGGCGTGACGTCGGCCTTGATCGAGACCGACTCGATCGCGGTGACGGTGCGGAGGTATTGTTTGCCGAGGTCCTTCAGGATAACGTCGAGGGCCTGGCCGAGTTTGAGGCCGAGGTCGGCGGCGGCGACGTTGGCCTCGATCGCGGTCAGTGTGGCGATGATCTCGTCGGCCGCTGCTTTGCCGATGGCTGCGCTGGTGGCGATCGCTCCGCGGATGGCGTAGGGGATTTTGTCGACGGGGATCAGCCAGCGCTTGGTCGAGGCCTCCCAGCGGGCTCCCATCTGTTGCAGCTCGCGGCTGGTGGCGCTGGTGAATTTGCCGGAAAAGGCGCCGTCCGCGTAGTGGATCTGGCCGCTGTTCAGCGCGTGCTCGATCGCTATGCCGGCCTCGTTGATGCGCTCGGCGCCGATGCCGTGGCGATCGAGGACGTCAACTAGCGGAGTAAAGATGGCCTCGCGCATCCATGCTAGGATTTCGCGCTCCACCAGCAACGAGTAGGCGTCGCGGTGGTGGATCGGCTGCAGGACCTTGTTCACTTCGCGGCGGCCGGCTTCGGTTTCGGGGTGGCGTCGGCCTTCGCTTTGACCAGCGATTCGGCGCCTTCTTGCTTCTGCGCGGCCTCCTCCGGGTTCTCCGACAGGGGCGGCTCCACGTCGCGCAGGCCTTTCTCGACCTCGCTCTCGATGTGCATCAGCTCCTGCTTGCGCAAGACCTGGGCGGTCTCCTGGCCGGTGAGCAGGCCGCGGTCAAACTGCTCCATGGTGCGCGTCTGCTGGCTGGCCTTGATGCGCTCCTGTGCCTCACCGTCAAGGACCTCGAGGGGCTTCCACTCGTGCTCGAGGTCGTCGGGGACGTAGCCAAACATCTGCTGGCAGCGCAGCTCACCGATCGTCTGCACGAGGGGGTTGGCCTGGTCCCGGACGTTCTCGACGACGCAGTTGTAATTCTCGGCGGAATCCTTGCCGGAGCCGAGTCCGCCCGCGCTCTCACCAAAGAGTTTGTTTTTCGGGAATTTGAGGTAAGCGCAGAGGTTGGTCCGGAGCTGGTCCCAAATGTCCGCGAGGCCGGAGAACGTCAGCTGCTTCTGCTGGTAGTCGTCCTTCATGTCCATCGTGATGGCGTTCGAGTAATTCTTCAGCTGGTTGCCCATCTGGACGCGCTGCTGGATCCGCTGGATCGCGGCGTCGCTGGCAAGGCTGGTGTTGAATCCCTCGATCTTGAAGACGTCGATCTTGGCTTGGTCGAGGAGTTCGAACAGGAGCGTCTCGTATTTGATGAACGTCGAGACGGGGCGGATGCACTCCTCGAGGATGCTCATTCCCCAGCCTTGCAGGCGCTGGCGGATGTAGCTTGGGGCCTCGGCCCAGATGAAGCGTTCGACGCGGCTGCGGTGGAGGGCGAGACCGTAGTAGTTGTAGGGCGTCGGGTAGCGGTCGTCGTAGACCTGCATGCTCGAGAGCAGCAGCTCCCAGCGGTCGGCGGCGATGAAGGCGAGTGGGCTCTCCTCGGTGATCTTCTCGACGTCCAGCTCGCGGCCGAAGGGCTGGTCTGTGTTGATGATCAGGCCGCTGCCACCGTAGAGGCGTCCCCACTTAGTGGTCTGCTTGACGGCCTCGATGTCGCTGTTCGACTGGTTGTAACCGGAGCTGGTGTTGACGGCCTGCAGCGAGGTGCGGCGCTTCATCTTCCGGGCCTGCTTGCGCTTCACTCGGCGGTTGAGCTGGGTCAGCTCCTCCGGGGACAGCTGGTCGCTCTTGTAGGTGATGCCACCTTTAAATGCGTCCTCGACGGGCTGGTCGACGACCGTGCGCAGGAGTCCCTGCGTCATGTAGGTGTAGCTCAGTAGAATCCGGTTCAGGCTGATCGGATTGTAAGCGTTCGCGTTGCCCAGCGTGTAGGGCATGCTCGAGGTGTCCTGGGTCTGGGGC